ACACTCTCCAACCAAACTTGCTGATCCTTTGTTGCAGCATCAGAATTTAAAAGTTCTCCATCTTTATAAATCTGGAAGACTGCTGGTTTTATTCCACGAACAACCTTCCAACTAGTGGTATTAATCTTAAATTCAATCTCAACCAAACAATCTTTTTCGTTAACCGAATTGATCAGTTGCGGTTTATTAACACCCCGATAAGATTTGCCAAACAAAGAGAACGTCAACGCATCAAGCATTGTACTTTTACCAGCACCGTTGTTTCCAATAACAAGGGTAGTAGATGCTGTTGTAAAATCTATCTCTGTAAATTGATTACCAGTGCTAAGGAAATTTTTATACCGAAGTTTTTCAAATAATATCATTCTCTTCAGGCGGAATTACAAGGTCATTTGCAGTAATAATTGTATAATTGTATGAATGAACTTCACACGTTTGTATCATTAATTCATCATCAACTTCAATAACAGTAAGTTCTGGATACTCTTTCTCTTCTAGCATCATAGCAAATCTAGTAGCATCATCTTCTTGTTCAAAGATGTAAAGGATTTGCTCCCCATCTTCATTAGTAACAGAATATGCCCCCTCCTGTTCTTTGCCAGCTAAAGTAAGAATATACATATTATACCAATTCGCAAGCCTCTTTGTAAACTTGGTGAATTATTTTTTTAATTTCCTGTTTATTTATTGCTGCGTCAGACTCTTCAATATACTTGCTTAGAATTGATATGGTATCTTCAGATTCTGGGTCATAATCTTCTATCTCAATATTAGTCTCAGCAATAGACTCAACTAACTTCAATTCTGCAATGTTTGAAGATAATAGTTTATCTACAAACTTCTCATATTTTTTAGAGTCTGTTTTTTTGCGAACGATTAACTTTACAATTTTACCTTCAAAAGATCTAGAGTCAAATGTTTGGTGATTATCATCTTCATAATCAATAACTTCATACATTTTGTATGGATTATTGATTGGTGTAAGATTCATATTCTCGGTATCTAAAATATGAAATCCCCTATCATCACCAATATCATTTGAATAGATCTCATATGGATTGCCTAAGTAAAATATCTGTCCGTCTGTCGATCTAGTGTGATAGTGACCGCTAAAGACATGGGTGAACTTCTTAAACAATTTGCCATCCAAACCTTCTTCCATGGTGTGTCCACGATAAGCAGGGAATCCTCGTAACTCAAGGTGCCCCATCGCACACTTGCTAGTTGTAGCTTTAATAGATTTGAAAGTACTTTCAGAGTTCTCTTCATTTATCCAAGGTAAAAACAATACATTTATTTTTCCAACTTTTGCTTCAGTTGGTTCTGAGTAAACTTTTACATTACTATATTCTCTAAGTAAAAGATCAACTGCGTTTACTTGATTAGTATTTTTGTAATACGCAGTATGATTACCGACAACAGTATGAACAGTTACTCCCATACTTTGAAGTCTATCATAATAATTGTCTTTTGCCCAAGCAAGAGCGGCAAAGTCAATTCCCTTACGACTATCGAAGGTATCCCCCATATCAACAACAGTCGTAATTCCTTCTTTTTCTAAAGTGGGAAAAAAGATGTCATCATAAAATTTTAAAAAATAATCATGAAATAACTTAGAGTTTTTACGGGCACCAAAATGCTGATCCGTAATTATTGCAATCTTCATTGATACCTAGACTTGGAGTGTACACTATCTTTAATGGAATTATAGTCAGAATAATTAACACCATCAATAAGATTATCATCAAAGAACACTTCGTCGTAACCAGTTCTCTCAAGAATCTTATTTTTAATCTCTAGTTGTTTTTTTTCTTTTTGTATTCTACGTAGAAACGCGTAGTGAATAATTTGAGTGAAATAAGCAAACGGGTTTTGAGACTTCTCAGGATCAAAGTTGTGGATGTATTGAACACAGTTTTCGATCCCATCAGAAATCATGTCATCTTTAAATATGTAGTTTACAAAGTTTGGTTTAAAGGACAAATGAGTTGCAATCTTTAAAAAACATTCACCAAGATAGTTTGTGATCTGTGGTTTACCTTCCCAATGCTTTGCTCTATCTTCTTTGGTAGGTTCTCTTTGATGTTTTTGTATAAAGTCTGTTTCTACCCTTGCCCTATACTGAATAAGTGCTTCCAGTAATTCTTTGTTGTTTACATAGTGTACTGATCTCTTTCGTTTAGTCATTGCACTGTTAGTTATCATTAATCTATTTAATACTATTGTGAGTATTATAACATCTTGTCTTCATTATACAAAGGCTTGACAAGGGTACTCAAACTGTGTACAATAACCTTTGTGGAGGTTCAGAAACAATATTAGCTTTCTTTAAATAATCTTTCTAGAATCTCTTTAGTATCGTTTACGTTACCAATCCTACCCATCTTTCTATTGATCTTCTTCCTGATTCCATGTGGATCTTCTGAGTCAGAGAAGTCTTTAGATTCCCGTAACCAAGACTGATACATCATAATCATTTGAATATCTTTAGATTCACTCATGGTGATAACATCATCCATGTCAATGATGAACATATCTTCCTGAGTAGTCTTTAACCAAGGTTCTAATTTATATCCATCCTTACTACCTCTAATTTTAACTTGTGAGTAAGTAATTGGATTAGATACTAAAAGAAAAGTATTATCTTCTTCTATACATGGGGATACTTTGGTGAATATTTCTTCTCCTGTTTTTAACTTGATTGTTGCGTAAAAGTCGTCTTCCATCATGCCGCTATACCTTTAAGTTGATGTTTATAATCTCATAGTTAAAATTCTCTTCATTATAAACTTTGATTCTTTCTATAAGATGATTTAATGTGTAATTCCTTCTTGCCTTATGTGTACAATCATCCGAGATGTCATAAAGCATTGCTTTAGTTTTGTTTTTACCTTTTCGTAGAACTCTACCAATAGATTGTAAATTTCTTATTCTAGATTTACTGGGAGAAGCAAAAACAACGTTGTGTAGGTTTCTAATATTTATTCCTGTAGAAAAGACACCATAAGATGCAACAATAATTGCATCATTCTCTCGTTCTGTAATTTCTCTGACTTGTTCTCTTTCTACAGTATCTACACCACCATGAACAAAAAATACTTTTCTATCACCTTTTACAGACGAATCAATTAATTCATATAAAGGTTTTCCATGAGATTCAACTCTTGAGAATAATATTAAAGTATTGCCTTTTAAATCTAGTGCTAAATTTTTGATGAAGTTGTTTCTTTTTTCATGTGATATAATGAACTGAACTTCATCCTCGTATGTTTGAAATATCTGAGGATTGTGTTTTAAAACTAAACATGTAATATCAAGTTTGGATAAATGACCCTTTGCCATCAACTCTGCAGTTCTAACAATTTTGTAGGAAGGTCCAAACAAACCTTCAAGAACCCACTTGTGAGTTTGAGTTCCATCCAGTGTTCCAGTAAATCCAAATCTATATTTTGCATCAGCAAGTTTTGTCATTATAGATATTAAAGACTTACTCTTAAAAAGGTGCGCTTCATCACCAATGACCACCTCATAAGGTTCAAAGAATGAACGGTCAAGTTTATAAATCGATTGCCAAGTGGTTATTGTGACAGGAGCATCAGACACCTTTTCCCGTCCAGAATAAATTTTATGGCAATATGTCTGAGCATCCCAACCATAATCCTCAAAGTCCTTATACATCTGCTCTACTAGAGATGTCGTTGGAACAACTAAGAGAATTTTTTTCTGTTTATCTGAGTAATACCGAACTACTGAATAAATCATCAATGATTTACCTGAGGCAGTTGGTGATATCAATAATTTTCTATTATGTCTTAGAGCGTCGTATACTCCCTCAATTTGATAGTCTCTGGGACGAATTGAGGTAATAGAATTCATATAGTCCTTGACACCTTCTCTGGATATACCCTCATTAACTTCAAAGGGCATTCCATAAAATTTGTTATCTTCAAATTTGTAGGTGTATCTATAGTTCTCGCAAAAAGATATTAATTTATCAAGTAAACCAATATACAGTTGCTTTGATCTCATATCAAATAAATGAATTTCTCCATTCCAATTCCTGCCCCTGTATTGGGGCATAAATTTAGCGTTTGGAACTTCAAATTTAAAATAGTCTTTTAATTCATATTCAATATGTGGTTCACATTGAATCTTTAAGAAGACCTCATTTGATTTTTGAATAACAAGATCATAATTATTAACCATAACCTGCTTGGAATCTTAAGAACTCTATAGCATTCTTAATTTGATAAGTCCTATTTTGTATGACTTTAAGAATGCTCTCCAAATAGTTCAAGATAGTATCGTAATACTCAATCTTCAAACTTACTTGCGATAATTTTTCGTCTGCATCCAAATATTTTTGAAGAGTATCTTTATCTCTAATTTTTTTAGGGAATGGATTCTCTATGTAAACATCTGGATCTGCCTTACCAGTAAAGTACTCATATCGCTCATGGCGAATATTTTTGCGACTTTGTTCTGATTTTTTCTTTAATAGAATTACAGTGTTGTAAATCTCAAAATATTTAGCGTGCAACATTGGAACGTTAATTGATTCCTGATGCAAGTTGTCCA